GGTGCCAAAACCAGAAGGGCGAGGATTGCGTAAAGCTGCGCGGACGCCTTATGCCTAAGACGAGCGCAAAAGGCAATGAATATCTGCTGTTGGCTCTTTCTGACGCAAAGCCTAAGGTTGACGACGCTCCTTTCTAATTCGCACCGAAACTAAACAGGCGTGGCTTTAGTGGAAGGGTCACGCCTTTTTTTATGAGCAAACCGACGATGCAGCGTGTCCTCGAGGGCGACACCTGGGTTTGGAAAGTACAGGTTGCTGGGATGGTCCGAACGTATAGGCAGGACTGGCAAGCGCAGTGGGCTTACACCTACGCAATGACCCTTTACGAGGCCGACATCCCTCCGGCGTCAAGCTCCGCAATGTGACCGACAGCCTGTTTCAGGAGCTTCGCCTGGTGCCATGACTGCCGTGTAAGCAGTACGCAAACGCTGCGAACCTTCTCTAAATCCTCGCAGGATTGAATATCTCTTACGGTTGCCTCGAGGTAGAGCTCCTCCTCGAGGCTATTTTCAATCACCATCCAATCCATGTCGGGTTTTTGATGGATAACCTGCTATAGCGCGGGCAAGGACATCACGCCACGCTCGGCATAACCGTTAGGTGATTGTTGTAGTGCCCCGTCTTCGCGTAGTTAGCGATCGGAGAGCTAGACATTGAGTGAAACACCATCTGCCCGATTTTCATCCCCGGGAAGATCCCTAGAGCGTGGTGCTGCCGCTCGTTCTTTAGCTCGAGCGTAAGAGTCGAACCATGCCAGCCAGGATCACACCAACCAGCAAGCATGTGATTAAAGCCTGCTCGTGCTCTCGACGATTTCAGAACGAACTGTGCACTAATGTCGTCTGGCAGGTTAAAAACCTCTATCGTTTCGGCGAGGAGAAAATCGCCGGGCTGCACCATAAAGGGGTCGTCTTCTGTCTTGTCAGATATGTCGAGGCGAATAAGCTCTGAGCTGTAAATGCTCTCGACCATGATCCAGTCGCCGAGACGTAGGTCGAGGCTTGCAGGGTTAATCAGATCCGGATCGAAGTTTTCGACCATGCCGCCCCCACAGCGGGCTTGAATCTCCCAGTCGCAAAGAACTGCCATTCTGCACAGGAAAACTGAATCCTACTGAGCCTCGTCAAGGAATTTTTTTTCAGTTGCGTAGGGGCCTTCTCGGTACATCTCAGCAACGTCTCGAACCCAAGGCACAAGCCATTGGTCAACCTCCGCGCACCTAGCCCAGTTGTTTGGCTTAGCGCACTGAACAACAACAGTCGTCCAAAACGCGCCGACATACGCCCACAGCCAATAAAGGCTACTCATTTACCAGAATCACCCATCCTGTCTTTGGGCCGTCTGCCTGCCAGCGTTGGTAGAACGCAGCTTGCCTCACTCGGACGTTACGGCCTAGGTGTGGATTTGAGTGCCCTCCCTTTTCCATCTCCGGGTAGCCACGGGGGTCTTGCATAATCCACTCTGGATCGTTGCTGTTCTTGCCCGCGTAACCGCTGATCACGCTCCAGTGACCGCAGCCCAGTCCGCTACACATCGGCGGCTCGCCGAGGAGCATATTGCCTGCATGGAGCCAGCCGACTAATACAGGCCGCCCGTTTTCAATCTCTAGCTCTACGAGGTCAGCGTCGCCGTCCTGCCGAAACTCAGCCTCGAGGCCGAGACTCCGAAGCGCGGCGAGCTGAGCCTCTACTGACGTAGTGTCTCCGTATTTAGCGCGGATCTTGTTGTATTCATCATCCGTCCGAACCTTCTTGTAAAAGGCCGCCACCATCGCTGCGGCTGAGCTGAAACACTCTCGATAGCCCGTTCCGGTTTTGTTGTCGAGCTGCTTGAAGTACGGCATGTAGATCTGCTGGTCGTAGCCGCTTTCCTTCCAAGCTTGGAACCAGTCTGCATCCTCCTCCAAAATGCCTTCTGGCACGGACTGCTCAAGTTCTTTAATTGCAGCCAACTGGTGGGGCGTACCACGAAAAAACCGGAAGAAAGGAAGCAGCGCGAGCCCCATGACTAGAAGCAGCAGGGTCAGTTGGATGATGCCTGATGCCACTTATTTTTCAACTCGCGTGTCAGGCAATAGCATTTCACGAACATGCTTGACAGCAAGATCGTCGAGATCGTTGTCGGTTCGTGCCACAATTTTTTCAAGCATCGCAAGGATTAGCTCTTTAAATGCCCGTGACTTCCAAGCAGTCATCAGGATCGGCTTAAGAACTAGAAGCATCGTTTTGGCTTAGTTACCCTTAAAGGGTAGCTCTGTTGTCTCATGGCAGAAACTCAAGACGATCAGCATGAAAAAGAAGGCGTCAGCGTTGCCGATCTAGTCAAGTGCGCTGTCCTCGTCTGGAGCGCCACGCTCCTCACCGTCTCTTACCTGGGCCTTTTTCCTCAGATGAAAATGGACAACACGTTCGTGGCTTCACTCCTAACCGGAGCCATGGCGTCGTTTGGCATCGAGCGCAAGAGCAATGGAAACACCAATAAGAAGCCGACTATCGTGGACAACAAAGACACCAAGGCCGGAATCAAATGAAGCGCACACTCTTTGTATTAGGGATCACACTTGCTGCCGCTTCGCCTGCCCGTGCTGATCTAACGCACAAAATCATGTCTTCAGTATCGCTGCAGGTTGGCGGCGCGGTAACAACCGCAGAGCGGATTGGTTCATCATTCAATATAAGCGGGACAAATATTGACACCACTAACGGCACCACTGCCAATACTGTTTCGACTGGAACAATTACAAGCGGCATTTACACCCCAGGTACTATTGCAGCCACACAAGACACGGCAGGTGAGGCGTTTTCCTTTAGTCAGTCTTATACACAAGCAGACACTATCCCGACATCAGCAGTGACTACTGGCGATTCTGCTAACTTTGGCAGCATCGTTTCTACGGCTGCAGGTACTGCCGGCAACTTGGCAGGCGTTATCAACGCAGACCATACGATGACAATTACAGCGGGCGGAGCAAATACTTTGGCGATAGGACAGCTTACCTCAGAACTAACAATCAAATGATGTGGACAGCCTTCTGGATTGCTTATGGCTATCTGTGGCTTTTTTGGCTTGCACTACCAGAAGCTAAATCGATCCCCGTAGTGCCGAACTTCCAGCAAGGCACTCTTAAATCGACGACAACTACTAAGACTAAGGTTAACGAGGTGATCAATTCATATCGCTATAGAACCGGCTACGAATACACAGTGACAGGCACCAATGTTAAGGCAAACGCAGCAATCGCCCCGATGAGTCTAGTCACAACAACAAACACTTTGAACGGTGTTTCTAGCGTTTGGCGCGGCCTAGATCCTGCAACAAAACCTTCATGGACAATCGTTAATGACGCTGCAACCTTTTCTTTCTCTGAAACGCTGCAAGGGCCTGGCCTCGTAGAGCATACGATCATAAATCGCGAGACCGACGTTGAATCAATAACGGAAACGTTAAGCACCTTTACGCAATGAAGCGAGTTGTCGCAACGCTGCTTTTACTTTCAGCACCAGCACAAGCACAGGTCTCGAGCACCGCTGCACCTGTTGCAAATAGTTCTGGAAGTGTGACGAATCAGGCAGTGCAAGTCGTGCCAAGCAAGCAATTTACAAATACCTACGGCGGAGGAATTAGCTGTCAAGGCGCAACTCTTAACATCAATCCATTTTTAAGCACAACAACGAGTTGGGCTGATCCGTATGAATCACACTACAGCGAACCGGTCTACGACACTCTCGATCTTATTGGCGCGACAGATCCGGAGGGCAATGCCATCCCCGATGGCAGGCCCGATAATCCGGGCGCTGTCCTTTTCTATAAACCTGTTCGCACGGGGCAAAAAACTAACTTCTCAATCAACGGCGGAATCACTGCAACCTTTTCAATCCCTCTCGACAGGCACCACGTCCGCACCTGTAGGGCCGCTGCCGAAAAGCAGGTGGCATTATTAGACGCAAAACTAGCCAACGAGCGTATGGTCTACGAGATCAAACGTCTCAAAAACTGCGCGGACCTCATAAGAGATGGTGTTAGCTTTCACCCGGACTCGCCTTTTAGCGCTATCTGCGCGGATGTCGTCGTTAACAACCCGCCACCAAAGATCCCGCCGCACACTCACAAGATCATTTACGAAGAGAACGCTGGAACTTTCGGCGCTGAAAAACAGACTCAACAACCACCTTCTTCCCAAGCTTCGCCTTGATTTTCTTGATCGTTTTTTTGACGATCGGCTTGACCGCCTTAAGAAGAATGTCGCCTAACGGTTTAACGAAGATGGCAACCGTCGTGGCTATCGCCACAGTCGTTGCAGTCGTCGCCACAGCAGGCGCACCAGGAAGATAGTTGCCGATGATCGTTGGTACGTCCAGTTGCTCATAGATCGTCTCGCATACACCGTCGATCCTTTCGTAACCAATAATGACGGCAGTTTGCGATTTGTTTTTCGCACCTAAAGGAATTGCGTCAGGTGGAGGGCATGGCAGCTCTTTGGCTACGTTTGGAATGTCGGGGGCGGCACCCGGCGGCAGAGAGGTGGGATCCGGCTGGTCTGATTCGCTAGCCGGTTTTTTTTGCTGTGAATCGATTGCCGGAGGTCTAGCTCTGCTGTACGTCAACGTGCCGGGCGTAAAATCCAGCGGCTTGTATGAAGGCATCTCTGCCCCACAGACCACTAAGTTGCCACGCGGGTCATCGGTGTAAACGTGTTTGTTACCAGGTGCCGAGTTTCGAGTCTCCACGCAGCCTGGAATATCCGCCACTGGAAATCCAAGCTGCAACGTGATAGGTGGTCCATTTGGAATACTCTGTGGTGGCAACGAGCGCCACTCAACAATCTCAGGGATAGAGATTTGGCGCACCTTCACTTCGTTTATTTCAGGCATGGAATCAGAACGCTTTACAGCAGGCCAGCTCTGGATAGAACGAAACCGCAGACGTGAGGGGCCGCCTATTGTCTACACAGTAATGGTCGGCAAAAGCTCAATGCTGTTTACTGACCACAAGGC